CGAATTCCGCTAAGTTCATTCGAACTGCTTGTTTAACCATGTAGCCTAGGTTAAAATCAGCATCGTTAATTGAGGCGTTATATCTGCAATAAGCATAATAAGCTTCCGCATAGCGGGCTTTTTCCTTATTCCGCAAAGAGTGAATATAACGGTGAACATCATTCCAATTATTATTAGATAAGCTATCCATTAGTGTCTTACCTTTCCACCCGCTCAAGGATGCCCCAAGAGCAGGCTTTTGGTTGGTTTAATACTTCCCTTCGGCACTCGGTTAGGCAGGCTAGGCAGGGATTAAGCTATGCTGATAGCACATCTAATCGCATTACTGGAGTATAGAGGTTATGCTCCAGTTGCAGGATTATCCTGTAGTTCTGGATGCTTCCGGATCTTTTCCCGCCGCATCCCGGGCAAATGGTGGTAAGCCCGGCATGATAACTGCGTAATATTTCAAGTACTTGGTATTTATACATGTTCGTTTCCTCCCCCGGGCTTAATTGCCCTTGTGTGCACTAACACTCTCGATCCATATCGCAGTGATCCCGCATTGCTGCAAGCCCTTTGCAATCTGCATCGATACGGCTATTGTGCCAGTATTGTGGTATTTGATTTTGTTTTTATCCAGCCAGTAGATTCTCATTTTTTTTGCCTTTCCTTTGCGTCCATGCCCTTATACATAGCAATCGGCATGCCAAGCACTCGGCAATATACAGCGATATCCCGTAAGTGTATGATAATGCATGTAATATAGTTGCGATTATTTTTGAGGATCGAGCGGATTATCCGGCAAGCTACTCAATGCCGGGTAAAATACAGGTCAAAGTAGGCCAATTCGTGCAATCCTTGCACACTCAAATACTGTAATATCACGCTATAATCAACATTATCAACATGATAGCAAAATACTTAAAAACAGCGCATTTATTGCACAGTAGGCCCTGTTATCCGTAAGTGTAATCATCTCAATACTTACATAGCGCAATTATTGCATACATGGAAACAAAGCTATTGGTCCCTGAAAATAAAATCGTACAATAATGTATTTTCACCCCTTGACAAACTCCCGAAAATCGGTAGCATTAAAGGAATCCCTCATTGGTCGTCATAGATTCTCAGTATTTCGTACTGTACCGATAACTACCATGTGAAGGAAAGCCAATGGGAAGACGTTTAAATCACGCACTCCTGAATGACAGGAAAAAATATTGTCGCGATTTAGTCCATAGCAGAATTGATGCACGTGATTCCGCTTTAGTATGGCAATTCCCATTCGGGAAATATCGCGGTCAACATATTGCTGATATCCCTACTCAATATCTATCTTCCATCCGGAAATATGTCCGTAGTCTTTATATTCTTGCCCATATCTCCGATGAGCTTGAGCGCAGAGCTAGGCTCATTATCCCAGGTAATTAATAATTTCACTTGACACGCCACAGGTACTGTGCATAATTTGTACATGCCATATACATTTTTTGTACATCTTAATTCTAGCAAGCGTATATGTAATCACATCGTAATTACAGTAATAGGTAGATCATGAGCGCGCAACTTGCTGATATCATTGAGGATACGGCACCAGAAGTTAAAGCGTATTATGAAATTTCAGAAACCGATGCAACGAGTATAAAAAAAGCTAAGGTGCTGGAATTGTACTCGGAATCAGGAGATGTTACAGGCTCTTGTGCTGGTGTTGGCATACACAAGGTTACATGGTATCGCTGGCGTGATAACGATGAGGATTTCGCGGCAGGCATTGAGCTTGCACGGCAGCACCTTGCAAGTTGCTTGGAGCGTGAGGCAATACGCCGGGCCCTCAACAAGTCTGATGTACTCCTAATATTCCTTCTAAAAGGTTTAAATCCAACGGTTTACCACGATAGAGTAAGTGTAGATAATACGCATCAACTCAAGCAACACGATCCTGGCCGTAGCAGGCTTAGCGATAAGGATATCGATGCCTTAATCGCGCAAGCGGAATCGCTCAAGCATGCACGTAAGGCCGGTAAGGATGATACGCCAGCTGATTGCACTGTACCATTACAGATTACAGGGTAGGTTCTGATAAGTATAATTATGTCTTGTAACACTATGTAAACTGAGTCTTGACAAGTTGTTGTATTATATGATATTATCGTTTCCGTAAAGTTAACCGGAAAGGATAATATGAACAAAAATAAAGTGGAAACACAACATATAGTGGTTATGTACACTGAAAAGCATCTTACAGGGCAACAAATAGGCGATATGATCGGCATGTCACGTGCTGGCGTAATGAAGCGTTTACGGAAAGCCGGTATCAAGGCGGATCAAGGTGAGCATGTTACATGTATTTGTGATTATTGCGGTTCTGAGTGCTCTACGACACGCGCTAGGTGGCGAAGAACGGCAAGGCAATACTGCGGCGAACAGTGCTATTACAAGTCCCGTGAGAATCCTGCTTATCTACCTTGGCGTCAAGGGCAAAACATTGCGAGACAGATAGTTAACCACTATTTCAAACTGCAATCCCATCATGTTGTTCACCATATTGATGGAGATAACACTAACAACAAACTGAGTAACTTGATGGTGTTTGAGAGTCAATCGGACCATATGACCTATCATCATGGGATTCATACAGTTACGCCGATATGGATGATGCAGTAAGCATGCTTAGCTCCCCGTACCGGGCGGGGGCATGAGGAGATTTTGATGGGATTCATGGGGTGTATGTATACAGTTATTAATGACAATCAACCTTATAGGTGGACAAATGAAATTCATTGAACTACACGAAGCTGGTTCATCGGGAGTGATAATCATTCCGACAGATGAAATTCAGGAGATATACTGCAATGGGGAAAATGAGATAACGCTGGTATACACAAAGAGTCGAGAGCTTCCGATTCATGTGATAGATGATAGGGAAGTTATTGTAAGGGCGTTGAACATAGTATGATTGCACCAGAGCATGCGTTAAAGCCTGAAGAGTTGATAGCGATGCTGCCGATGTTGAGGGGGCTGCGTGAGGCGAGGAATTACAGGAAGATAGAGACGTACTATCCTGAAGAGGGGCCGTTGAGGCGGGAGTTATACAAGAAGCACATGATGTTTTTTGAGGCGGGGCGGGAGTATCGGGAGCGGCTGTTAATCGCAGCGAATCGGGTGGGAAAAACGATGGGGGTGGGGGCGTACGAGAGCACGTTGCATTTGACGGGCAGGTATCCTGAGTGGTGGGTGGGGCGGCGGTATGACAGGCCGGTTAGGTGGCTGGCGAGTGGGGACACGAACACGACGGTGCGGGACATTATACAGAACAAGTTATTTGGTCCGCCGAATGATGTAGGGAGTGGGATGATCCCGAAGGAATGCATAGTGGGAGAGCCGAGTTCGAAGGCGGGGTTAAAGGATGCGTATGAGAGTGCGCGGATAAGGCACGCAAGTGGTGGGATAAGCCATCTGGTGCTTAGGAGTTATGAGCAGGGGCGGAAGGCGTTTCAGGGGACGGAGTTGGATGGGGCGTGGGAAGATGAAGAACCGCCGATAGAGATACACACAGAGAATCTGATGCGAACAATGACGACGGAAGGGATGGTATTGGACACGTTCACGCCGTTAAGTGGATTAACGGAAGTGGTATTGTCGTTCATGCCTGGGGGGCGGCAGCCGGAGGAGATGGGGAGCCGGTATGTGGTGACGGCAACATGGGATGATGCGCCGCATTTGACGCAGGAAGCGAAAGACGAGTTATGGCAGAGCATACCGCCGTATCAGCGGGATGCAAGGAGTAAGGGGATACCGCAGTTGGGGAGTGGGGCGATATACCCGATACCGGAGACGCAGATAGTCGAGGATGACATAAAGATCCCGGATCATTGGCCGCGAGTGTGGGCTTTGGATCATGGATGGGACAATTTTGCGTGTTTATGGGGGGCGGTGGATAGGGATTCGCAGACGTTGCACATATACGCGGGAGTGAAGATAAAGGCGGCAGAGCCGGCGATGCAGGCGCACATGGTTAAGAGCAAGGGCGACTGGATACCGGGCGTAGGGGATGCGGCGGCATTGAACATAGCGGATGGTGAGAAGATCATTAATAGTTATCGGAAGATGGGATTGAACATATCGCTGCCGGACAAGAGCGTCGAGGCTGGCATATGGGACGTATGGGAACTCATGACAGCGGGCAGGTTCAAGGTATTCAAGAGCATAAGCGGATGGTTCGATGAGTTTAGGCTATATAGGCGAGATGATAAGGGCAAGATTGTCAAGACAATGGATCATTATATGGACTGCTCACGCTACCTAGTGCGAAGCGGTTTGCATAGGGCTAAAACCAAACCTAAGCCTGTATTTCGTGAAATAAAGAAACTCTATGGAGCATGGAGTTAAGAGATGACAACGTTATATGAAGCCGACCGTGGCGATTGGGATGGTGACACGCCAGATGAAGGCGAAGACAAGAAGATGCTCGACCGCATCCGCACGCGCTATAAGTACATGGTTCATGCGTGGGAAGACATACGGGTGCAGGCGGAAAAGGACGACCGGGCATTATCGATTTCCGGACCGTGGGATGATAGTGAACGCGAACAGCGGAAAAAGGACGGGCGTCCATGCATTCATCTCGATCAGCTTTGCCAGCACATTCATGCCCTGGTTAATGAGGTCAGGAGCAATCCCGTTGCCATTAAAGTCGATCCAAGCGGGAAGGGCAGCGATGAGAATACGGCGGAATTGAGGTCAAGCCGGATTAAGCAGATTGAATATGAATCAAACGCGGTTCAGGCATATCAGGCGGCATTCGAAAGCGCGGCTAAAAGATCATTTGGAGCAGCGGGAGTTAAGATCGAGTACAAGTCATGGAATAGCAATCAGCGTGTAATTAAGGTGCGAAGATTCGCTAATGCCTATTCGGTTCTATGGGATCCGGACACGGTAGAAGCTGATTGTTCTGATATGAAGGATTGTTTCGTCCTGTCGCGCATGAGTAAGGATGAATGCGAAAGGGTTTATGGCAAGGACTCGCTTGCATCGTTTGGCGATGAGGATGTAAGCATAATTGACCAATGGACCGACGATGATAGCGTTCAGATTGCCGAGTACTGGTACACGGATTATAAGCCACGGCATCAGATAGTCTTTGCCGATGAATCCGGTGAGGAAGTCATTCATTACATGGATGAATTTCAGGGCGCTAAGATTAAAAAGGGCCGGCTTATATATAAGGATGGCGATGAAATAGCGCTCAAGTCTGAACGTAAAGTGTTTGAACCCATGATTAAGATGTGCATTACCAATGGGTTGAATGTGCTTAAACAGGAAAATGGCGAGAAATACATCGACTGGCCCGGTAAATGGATTCCACTTGGCATATGCATGGGAGAGGAAGACTTCATCAAGTCCGGCACTACCGTTAAGCGCATCATTAACAGTTACATCAGAAAAGCCCGTGATGGGCAGATGTTGTTCGATTTCTACAAATCCAATGAAGCGGAAATCATCGGCATGAGTCCTAAAGTGCCTTATGTTCTGTACGAAGGTCAGGACGAAGGGCATGAAGGGGAATGGGCGGAAGCGCATAAAGCTCCCAGGGCGGCGCTTCACGTTAAAGCCGTTACTGAAGCCAGCGGAGATCAGCTTCTTTCTTTGCCAAGGCGGGAAGTGTTTGAGCCTCCGGTTCAGGCGCTTGAAATCGGGGCAGAATCCGCACGACGCAGCATTCAAAGCGCAGTTGCCAGTTACGGATTCATCCGGCAAGACGATACGAACGTCAAAAGCGGCATCGCGCTTCAACAGTTACAAAGCCAGAATCAGTTGGGATCGGCGCATTTCATTGACAATTACAAAACCTTCATCCGACATATGGGCCGCATCATCAACGATCTGCTCGATAACGTCGAAGGCGATAAGCCAATGACTGTCGGAACGCGGGATCAGATGGATAATTACAAAACAGTCGAGATTAATAAGGAAGATAAGGAAGGAAAGGTCAATAAGTACAGCCTGTCGGACGATTCACAGCATGAAGTGACTATCTCTACCGGCCCGAGTTTCCAGAGTCAGCGCCAGGAAGCGGCAATGGTTGTCGATGTTATGGTTCAGAATATCGACAAACTTCCTATGGCCCCTGAATCGAAGAATAAAATCATGGGATTGCTTATCAAATTGAAGCAGCTTGGACCAATTGGAGACGCAATTGAAGAGATATTCAATCCCGATCCCGGCAAGGTTGATCCGGCGCAGATGCAGGCGGAAATCCAGCAGTGGATGCAGCTTGCCGATCAGTTAGGTCAGAAAATACAGCAACTTGAACAGGAATTGAAGTTCAAATCAATGGAAAATGAAGCCGATCGGAAGGTAAAACTCCAAATCGCTTCCATTCAGGCAGATGTGGAAAAGCTGAAAATCATGGCCGATACCATGAATACGCAGAATGAACTCGACAGTGAAGAAGCAATTGCCCATGAAGGCAATCAATTGCAGCGGGAAATGAAATCCGTTGACAAGGATATTGCCAAAATGAGCAAGAATTCAGGGAATAAGGAAAAGAAATAGAATTTAACTGCAAAGCCGGCGCATTCATTCCGGCTAAATGCCACTTAGGAGCTTAAAACCTATGCCCGACGAAAAAGATAATGCGGAATCGTCACCCGCAGAAAAACCGGAATCGCAGGAGCCGGTAGAAGAAAAAACCGCGAATGACGATAAAGCCGATGAAACGTCAGCATCCAATGACACCGAATCCGAACCTGAAGGTAAATCCGAAGGCAAGGATGAAAACGCTACATCCCCGGAAGATGAGAAACTGCCCGAGCCTAAAAAGGAATCGAAGGCGGAAAAGCGCATTAAGCAACTCACCGCCAAGGTGCGGACATTGGAGGAAAAGATTCATTCCATTCCGCCAGTGCCCGAAATCAAGCCTCTGATTGAACCTTCAGAGCCTAAAATTGAGTCGTATGAAACCATCGACGATTACAATAAGGCGCTTCAGGACTTCAAACAGAGATATGGTGAATACGTCAGGGAAAATACGCGACGAGAAACCGTTGAAGCCGACCGTAAGGCCAAATACGACGCTGAGACTAAAAAACTTCAGGCGGAAATAGTCAAGCGGGAAGCTAAAACCATTGCTCGAAATCCCGAATACGACAGAAACGAAGCCTATGCAACCGTAAGACCTAACCCTACTATGGACGGGTTCCTGGTTGATTCGGAAATAGGCCCGGACCTGTTATGGGAACTGCACGAAAATCCCGATGATGTTGAGCGATTACGCGAATTGCCGCCGTTCAAGATTGTGCGTGAATTGATTAAAATCGAATCGCGCATCCTGGCTCGGATAAAAGGTATAAATCCAAAGCC